CGGTAGTATGGCAATTCATATTACTAAGATGTATCCCCGAATTCGTATTTGGGTAAATGACTTATATGAACCACTTGTAAATTTTTGGATTCAACTTCAAGAGAATGGAGAAGAACTTCAGGGTCTTTTAGTTGATTATAAATCAACTCATGCTAATCCAGAATCGGCAAAAGAGTTGTTTATAAATGCCAAAGAATGGGTAAATGATAGAACTAAGTGTAATATTGATCGTGCCGTAGCATTTTATATTGTAAACAAGTGCTCATTTAGTGGACTGACAGAAAGTTCTTCATTTTCTCCAAAGGCATCAGTAAGTAACTTTTCTCTTCGTGGTATTTCTAAACTTACTGGATATTCTGAACTAATTCAGAGATGGCATATTACTAATGAGTCATATGAAAATATGCTCACGAATGATAAAGATGTCTTTACTTATCTGGATCCCCCATATGATATTAAAGACAATCTTTATGGTAAGAAAGGTGATATGCACAAGAGATTTGATCATGATAAGTTTGCCAAAGATTGCTCATCACACGAGAGTAAAATGCTTGTAAGTTATAATTCAGATCAACTTGTGAAAGATCGTTTTAAAGATTGGAATGCTGCCGAGTTTGATCTCACATATACGATGAGATCGGTTGGTGAATATATGCGTGACCAAAAACAACGTAAAGAACTACTGCTTTTTAATTATGGAATTGAAGGATTGGTTGAACAGCATCAATCAGACAAAGAAACATCTGATTGATGAAGATCGTTCACTTGAGAAGGAATATCCTCCTTATATCGTGAACCGTTGTTTCTCTGGGCACATCGATACTTTGATGTTTGCCAATGAGATGAATAAGTATCACTTTCTTCCAAAGAAACTTCAATATGATTTCTTTATAAATATTGTGAGGAAAAAGAAGAGATTTTCTCCCTGGCTCCGACAAGATAATGTCAAAGACCTTGATTATGTCAAACGTTATTATGGATATAGTAATGAAAAGGCAAAACAAGCTTTGAAAATTCTTACACAAGAACAAATTAATTTCATTAAATCAAAATTTGAAACTGGAGGATCGAAATGAGTGTTGTCAGAGAACCTGAAGTAAAATGGTCACCTGAACAGATGGTTGAGGTAATTCTTAATGAACCTGATGACTTTTTGAAAGTGCGTGAAACTTTGACTCGCATCGGGGTTGCATCTAGGAAGGAGAAAAAAATCTACCAAAGTTGTCATATTTTACACAAGCAAGGTAGATATTTTCTAGTGCATTTTAAGGAACTATTTGCACTTGATGGAAAACATGCAAATCTTACTGTAAATGATGTTCAACGTCGCAATCGAATTGCTCAGTTACTTGCTGATTGGGGATTGATTGATATTGTAGATGTTGAAAAAATTCAAAATATTGCGCCACTAAACCAGATTAAGGTTCTTGCTTATAAGGATAAGGGAGAATGGATTCTTGAGACCAAATATAATATTGGATCAAAGAAGAAACGAACAGAAGAAACTGAATAAGTCTTAGGAGGTAATTGACACCTCCTTTTTTATTTGATATAATATCTGAGTCTGAATTAGTCAGTATTCGCACAGTAAAACTCTTGTAAGTTTTCAGGAATTAATACTCATCAGACAGGTTGACAGAAGACTGATTTAGATTTATAATATCAGTCTTCGGGTCAATTAGTATTCACGTTGCAATACTCTCGTTAGTATTCATCCCATAATACTTACCGAAGAAACTAAAACTCTAGTTGGTTTTCAGTACTACTTATTTGTATACCCTATTTTATTGAAAAAATGAATCTTTTTACAGCAGACGTAGGACAAGGAAAAGTCCACATTTATGATAGTAATAGAGACATTCCTTATTTAAAACTGCCTCAAGATCGTTTAATTAATCTTGATATTGACGGATTTGAATCTGGAGATGTTATTGTAATTGAAGATGCTCACCTCCGTGAGAGAGTGGAGGGTGGATTGAGTCTTGCTCATGCATTTTTTATCCACGAATTGGTTACACTGTATGAGAATGCAGAAGAACGTCAAATTACAATACTTCTATTTCCACAAAAGAAAACGCCTATTGTAAGGAAACTTGCGGGATACGACCCAAAGCATCGTAAAACTAATAAAACTTTTATGGATGAGTATGGAATATCTACTGATGAAGCAGATATTCGATCAATTGCCAAATTTTTAAAAAGGGATAAAGAAGCATTTAAGAGATTAAAAAAATTTAAACCAATCACTCAAGAAGAATATCAAGAACAAAATCAGCATAAGTTTGATTTTGTACAAGAATGTAATCTAGATCTTAATATTGCCAGAACACAAGGTTATGGTTTTGATGATTATTATGATTATGGTGACGATGATGCAGTAACTCAATTTATTAAAAATCAAAAGTATGAACTTGCTAGTCGTTTGATGGGAGATGGTATCTTTGATTTGGATTCAGTTTCTACTTTTACTGGAGAAGAGTTGATGCAGGCATCCGGACTTTATTATAGTAAGAGTAAGAGTAAGAGTGGAGAACTGAATGCAATTCAATCAGTAAGTCGTCTTTACACTGTAGTAGCATCTATTCTTCGTCCTAATGGAGAACTCCGTAAGAGGGGATTTCCTCCTGGGCATAAGTATGAAGGCAAAAAAATGAATGTGCTTTGGAAGTGGTGTAAAGAAAACTATTTTGGATGCAAACCATTCCATGAAAAACAGGGAGTAGCATCATCTAATTATAAGCAGCATATGAGACCAGGAGTTTCTAATTTTGAAGGAAAATCTTTGTCTATTGGTGCTGATGATACTGAATACAATTTCTTTAAAACGGAAAGATCTGTAGTAGATAAAAAAACTCAAGAAATATGGTATGTGCTTCGTGAAATGATTGTTGAGGATGGACTTCGTTAGTATTCAACGGATAAAACTCTATTAGTTTTCAGTCTCTAATACTCAACCATCTTCAAATCTTTTAGTTAGTATTCAGTAGTTAAAACTCTTGTTAGTTTTCATGAACTAATACTCATAAAAATCAGTTGGTATTCAACTCGTAAAACTTTTGTTAGTTTTCATGACGTAATACCCGTAATAAAAAGTGGGGGTTTCCGACCCTCCTTTTTTATGCTTTGTGTTAATATATACTATGGATGCCTTCGGGGTCCACAAAACACAAACTCGCTTTTTTAAGGAGCTACAATAATGAACAACCTTACAAGGTATAATGCTGCGGATCTTCCTGAGTTGATGGAAAGAATCACGCGCAATTCTATTGGAATGGATGAATATTTCGATCGTCTGTTTAATCTACACGAAACTTCAAAGAATTATCCTCCATACAATCTTATTCAGGTAAATAATGTTGAGTCTAGATTAGAAATCGCACTCGCAGGATTTAAGAAAGGAGAAGTAAATGCGTTCACAGAGTATGGAAAACTTTTTGTCGAAGGACAAAAAGAAGATACTGAAACGGACAGGACATATGTCCACAAGGGAGTGGCTAGCAGAAGTTTTAAACGAGCATGGACTCTATCCGACGACACAGAAGTTAAGGAAGTCACCTTCGAAGACGGACTCCTCGTCATAACACTAGGTAAAATTGTTCCAGAACATCATGCACGTAAAGATTATCTCTAAATAGAAGGTCGTCGTCGCATGACAGAGGGGATACTGGCACAATCCAGCAACGTCCCCTTTTTTTTATGCTATAATATATGGAGGAACTATAGTGTTATGTCAATTAAACTTGCTCTCCTAAAATCTGGAGAAACCATTGTTTCTGATGTTAAAGAACTTGTTTCTGATGACAAAGTATGTGGATATCTTTTTACAAAACCACAAGTAATTGAAGTCAGAAGATCTTTTATGTTGCTAGAAGAACCTGAGCAACCAAAAAGTGGTGACCTTGAAGTTTCGTTGACTTCTTGGATTGTTCTTGCTAAAGATGAAAAAATTCCAGTTTCTCCGGATTGGATCGTGACTATTTTAGATCCTATTGAAACTATCGAAAAAATGTATGAGGAAAAAGTAAATGGAAAAAGTAGTGAAGTGTCTTTTACTGAAAGTTGACAATGTAATTGTTACGGAAATTATTGAGGTTGGATCTGAATTGGGTGAACCAGATTGTAAACTTATTAATCCGTATCAGATTGATGTTGAAGGAAATTTGACTCCTTGGCCAGAAGTTACTGATCAAAAAGAAATGATGATTCATTCTGATAGTATTCTTACTATTGTTGATCCAACAGAAAAAATTGTAAAAAAGTATCTTGAACTAACTACCTAATGAAATTTTATACTAATGTTCAGATGGTCGGGGATCACTTTTTGGTTCGTGGTTATGAAAATGGTAAACATTTTATGACACGAGAAAAGTTTGACCCGACTCTTTTTGTGCCTTCGAAAAGGAAAACAACATATAAAACTCTTAATGGTGAATATGTAGAAGCAGTAAATCCTGGATCTGTTCGTGATTGTAGAGAATTTATCAAAAAATATGAAGGTGTAGAGAACTTTAGTATTTACGGAAATGATCGATACATTTATCAGTATATTTCTGATAAGTATCCTGAAGAAGAAATCAAGTTTGATACAAATAAAATTAATATTTCGACTCTTGATATTGAGGTTGCATCGGAGAATGGATTCCCTGATGTAGAATCTGCTGCAGAAGAAGTGCTTTTGATTACAGTGCAAGATTATGCTACAAAACAGATTCGTACATGGGGTAGAGGTTCTTTTAATAATAAGCAGCAGAATGTTATCTACAAAGGTTTTAGAACTGAGTATGAACTTCTGAGTGACTTTATTAACTGGTGGATGATTGAAGAAAATACTCCAGAAGTTGTTACTGGTTGGAACAGCGAACT